AATATTTGACCCAGAATTTACCAGCAACTGCAACTTCTTCTTCATTTGCTTCTGGATCTACTACTTCAATAACACAAACTTTTCTAGGCATTAAATGGTCTCCAATAGTGTTTCAATATCATCAAGTTCAGCTACAACTGCGGGTAGATTTTGTTTATGATAAATCCTAGCCATTTTACGTAGAATATTTTTAGGAATATCTACATCTTCGGCTAAAGCATTAATTGCTTCTTTTTGAAAAGAACGTTCGGCTTCTACTCGAGTAAATGAATTACTCATTTCTTCCATAGCACCTTTAATTCTTTTTTTATCTTCATCACTTGAAGGAATAATCACATTACTCATTATTTAATTCTCCTATTGTATACATCATTATTAGTATTTTGTCCTGGAATTTTACCACGACAATATGAAACAAAAAATGCAGAATAATTAATTAAATCTTTTGCTGAATCTTCGAGTGATTCGAAATTTGGATTATAGTCATCACTTTGCATTGCTTCCATAACTGATTTCATACGGAGCATTTTTGCATTCATAACATCATAGATTGAATCAATACCACGAGGGTAGTAATCTGCTTGTTGAACAGTTGAATTTGGATTTTGATAATCGCGAGATTTTTTCAACTGTAAGTCGATACATTCTTGAAGAACGTTGACTGCTTCGGGATTGGTTTGTTTACTCATAAGATCTCCATAATATAGACACTATTATACCACACTTTTTCGCAAAAGTAAACTGTTTTTTTCAATTATTTTTACGGAAGTCTTGGTGCTTCAGGTGTGTGAAAGTACTTATCAATCATTGCAATTTTATCATTATAATCTGCAATAATAGCAAGTTCCTTTTCAATTGTTTCCATAACGTCTGGATGTTCTGCGACACCCACATTATTTTCTAATAGAACTTCAATATTAATTCTATGTTTAGCAACGTGTGCTTCAAAATGCTGTTTTGATACAGCAAGTAATTCTTTTCTAAATGTTTTCATAATATATCCTTAAAATAAATCTTGAAAGATACCATGATTATCTTCATGGCTTGGAGCAGTCCACCCCTCAGGTTTTACAAGATCTGGTACGCCCAGTGGATTGGGTCTTGTTTCTTTAACACCTACTTCTTTTGCCATATTTGCTTTGAGAACTGTATCCCAAGCTTTATGTGCATCAATACCATAGGCATCTAATGTACCAATTGCAACAACACAAAGATCAATTAAACCATCTACGATTTCTTCTGCATCTTCATTATTGAATGCTTTTCTTGTTTCGTCGAGTTCTTCTTGGAGAAAGTTAATTCTAAACTTTAAAAACTCTTTAAGCTTTTCATCGTCTTGCATACTATATCTAACCCATTCGCGAGTTTGATATTTAGTCTGCATGTCATGAATATCTTGTACCCAATCTTTACTCATTTTCAAAATACTCCATTAGTTCGTTATATCCACCAATATTTTTATCTTCAACTACTATCTGCGGAAATGTTCTTGCAGATGGAAATTTTTCAAAAAATTGCGGTGGAGTATAATCCTCATTAAGCATTAAGTATTCGTACTCAACACCTTTTTGTTCGCATAATGTTTTAGCCATATTACAGTATGCACAAGACTCTTTACCGTATATAGTAATCATTATACTAACTTAAGTCCTGGGCCTGTGGCTAATTCAATACCTGAAGTTGCTCTTACAACTTCTTTTACAAGTTCTTCACCAGGTTCCGCAACAAACATTACGTGTGCTTCACCAATAACAAAGTCTTGTCTTTTTGCGTAAGGTACAAATGGAACCATTCCAATTTTACCTTCACCGGCCGGCACTAAAAGAATTGCATCTTTTAATGTATAGAATCCTTTATCAAAAACGACTTTGGCGATTATTTCTTCTCCAGTCGAGAGTCGTACGATTTGTATATCTTTCATAAGATAGTCCTTTTTAATTTAATTTCAGCTATTATAACACAGTTTATTTGAAATGTCAACCTTTTTCTTTAAATAAAGATTCGACATTAAAGTTTTCATATTGTTCTGGCATTGGCATTGGTTTTACCCAAGTGATTTCTCTATTATATGGATTATATGTTTCACCTTTAAAATAATCTTCCATACAAACAAGTTCACCAGGAAACTCTTTATACATTTTAGCCATTTCTTCATACCGTTCAACAAGACCACGAATTAATGGAAATGCTCTTTCGTTCTCACCAAAGTTTGGTTGATCTTCTAAATCAACAGTAATTCTATAAGGTTCATCTTCTTTACCCATTGTTGCTAAATGAATTTGTCTTTGATTTTCAGTCATGTTTCGAAGATAATCTCTTACATTTCTTTTAAATCCAGTACCACCAAAGTTTCCATCTTGTCTTACTGCAACCCAACTTTCACATTGAGCTCTAAAATCTCTTCTATAAAGATAGTAGATTCTATCTACTGCATTCAATATTCTACTTACATGTTCTTCATTTCTTACTTGAATTGGAATTAATTTAAAACAACATGGATGTCCGGCTTCAAGTTGTTCTATAAATCTTTCATGACTTATACAAGCTTCTCTTTCTACAGGATCCTGATATTTTTCCATCTCTTTCCAAGGTGAATTAATCAATTGCCATTTTGCTCTTGCTTCACCTAGATCATAAGGTCTTGGATCACTAAACATTTCACCTTTATAAGGCACACCATATTCTTCTGCTTTTTTTAATGTAAACGACGTACTCGCTGTACGATAATTTGCGATAATTGCTATTCTCATGTGAAAAAATCCTCGATTGTATTTACTTTTTCTGATTTCCAGCCAAGAGGTTCGATAATGTTCTCTACTGGACTGAGAAATACTTTTGAGAATTGTGTATCATAATCAATATACTTGTCTAAGCCGAGTTCTTTCGGAAGTACACCAGGAAATGAAATCATATTCTCACGTATTGGATTCGGTACTTTAAGGTATAAGAATTTAATCTTATCACCTGACTGAATCTTTTCATATTTCTTATTCAACTTATGCTGTTCAAGGAAGTGATTATAAAGAATACATCCTCTTACATGCATAGGGCAACCTTTTTTGTATAGGTTGACTTTGTCCATATATTTATTGATATTGTCTGTGCCTGAAGTTTTAGCAATTTCTTCAGGTGGAAGTTTTCTAAATTCAGTACGGAAGTTAGCAATAAATTTTTGTGTTGCTTCTTCATCACCACCGAGTATTACTTCAAATATATCTTTCATCTTATCACGACAAACTTGTGGTGTCGATGATCTTACTGATTCAAGACCAGTAACAGAAACTTTTGGTTTTTCATAATGAACACCTTCACTATTAAGTGTATTCAAAATGTATCTTTTCTTTGCGATAAAGATAGAACGATCAGTAATCTTTTCTCGTTTCATTACCATCGCATTACGATAAGCACCCATGTCAGATCGAAGCTTTTCATAACCAGCTTCAATAACTTGTTCAATCTTTGTAGAACAAACTTTGTCTAAGAATTCTTCACCTTGCTTACGGTCAATGTCTACTGTACCAAATACTTCTTTTACTAATGGACTAAAGTTTACATAAATCGAATCGGTATCGATATACACAATATAATCTTTATTTTCTGTGTTGAGTATCTTATTGAGATATTCATTTACAGATTTTTGAGCATATCGAATACTTAATTGACCAGATGTAGTAATTGCTTCCGCCATTTCGTTAATATAATATAGGAAGTAGATATTTGCTGTTGCGCCATAAAGAGAGTTCATAGCAATCTTGATTGACATTTGAGAATTATGAAGTTGATTCATTTCTCGTTTGAGTCTTTTCTTTTCAGCAGGATCTGTTTCAATCTCGAATTGCTGTTCGACTGCAATCATTTGTTTCTTAATTACAGAACGATTATTATAGTATTCGTCAATGATACTTGGAATAATACCAACCTTATCGTTTCTAAAACAGACACCATTTGCAGCAACAGACATATTTGGATTTGTATTTTTAAAATCACCATTGAGTACCATGTCTTGTGTTACTACTTCTCTTTCCTGCGGCATATATGTTTCAGGTGACATATTGTATTGCAACATAAGATGTGGATATAGAGAGTTTAAGTCAAATGATACAACCCACGGATACATTCCAGGTTTTGGATCTTTTACATAACCACCTACAAGTTCACCTTGACGAATTCCAGGAGAGTCTTTAATAGGAGGCACAACTTTATCTTTAATTAATCTACGATAGATAGTTGATTCCCAAATTCCTACAGTACCAAACGCATCACCAAAGTTTACACCACCACCATAAGCAACTGTCATAACTAACGCGAGAAGAGATGTTTCTTCTTCCATTCTTTGAATGAGGTGTGTATCTTTTAAGTTATAGTCAAGATAGAGTTGTGGGTTTTCATCATATAATGCAGTCAATGAGCCATATTCAGAATAATCAAGTTTCTTTTCACCAAGAATAACATGAGCAATATGGTCAAGTTTATATGATTCTTGTGGACCATACTTATAACCAAACTTTTTAAAAGCATCCATGTAGTCAATTACAGACATACCAGAAATTTTGTACGTTGATTGTACTTTACCAAATACTTCACGACGTCTTTGATCAATCAATTTCCAAGGTGAAAGTTTCTTTGCAGATTCTTCACCAAGTAGTCTTATGATACGTGTTACGATATATTGAATATCAAAGTATTCAACGTTCCAACCAGTCACGAT